CGACCAGTCGGTTTTATCGATCGGTGCGCGCGCGCCATTCATGGCTGTGGTGGCTACGATGCCTTGCTGGATCAGGGCCTGGGCGCACTTTTCTCCTTCCACCAGAACCACCTGCCTGGCAGACGCAATGGCCGGCTGGTTGTAGAGCGGACGCGGATCTGGTGCTCGCCACATACGGGCGCGTACATCCCAGGGCCTGAACTCCTTGCGCCCGGGCTCCGGGTCGTATCGGTAGACCCGGGCGATCAGGGTGCCATCGGCGCTCTGGTAGTCCCAAGTGCCGGTGTAGGGTCCAAGTTCGTCTACCGGCTGTTCCCGGACTCCTCGCTTGGTGCCCCTGGCCACAGGCGGTGCTACGCCACACCATTGGCGAACCTCCTCCAGAATGCGCGGAAAATCAGTCTTGACCGATAGGTTTCGTGACAGTCCCCACGCATCGAACACATCACCGCCCATGTCGGTGGCGAAGTCGAACCAAAGGCCGCGCCGCGCACCTTCCATCTCAACCACCAGGCTCTTGCCAGGTGACCCATCGATGTCGCCCACGTAGAACTTCCCACCGCGGATACGACCGAGGGGGAACAAAAACAAAAGGAGTGACTCGAGCCGATCGGTCAGCGCATGGCGCAGTGCTTCAACACCATCGATCGTGGTGACTTCCCGATCGTCTGCCGTGTTGAAGTCGAAGTAGGCGGGTGCATTCATCAAGACCCACTCCAGCAGCGTTCCTGCCATGAACAGAAGCGGCACTCTTGATGGGTTGGCGTCATCGAGAAGCGCGGTAGGACTTCGCCTGCATCGCTGGCCATGATCACGCGCACCGCGCGATCGGACATGCGTTGGGCCAGAGCGCCATCGAAGGGCACCAATTCGAACCAGATCTCCTGGCTGTCCTTGTTGATGGCGGTAAATAGCGCTGGGTTTTGCGCAATCCCTGGGATGCTGGCTTCCAGGTACGCCTGGTAGGTCGACATTTGCGCGGCATAGACCGGCTTTGACTTGGTCACCCCGTTCTTGACCGTGTCGCGCCAGGACCTGTCGTTCATGGTTTTGCATTCCCAGAGCGCCGGATAGCGCATCCCCAGCACTTCTGGGCCGTTGTTTAAGATGCCGTCGACATGCCCCTTGATGCGTCCGCGCGCGACAGAGAACCCGAATTGCCCGCCTGATGTTTTGCGCGTGTAGAGGTCAAAGCCAATCAGGCGCAGCCAGCGGATAGCGAGATCCTCCAGTTGGTGGCCCACCTCAAAGACGCGAAGTAGCCGCCCCGAGAATTCGCGACCCGGGTCCACTGGTGTGCGGGTGTATTCGAACTGAAGCGCACGCTCGCAAGCCACGCCAAGTCGGGATGCGCCCAGGTAGTCTCGAGGCGTTTGCGCATCGCGTTCCTGTGCTAGCGCCTCATCGATGAGCGCGCCAACCTGCTCATGAAATTTTGGGCGGTGATTAAAGTCCAGTATCACACACGTCCTTCGCTTCGCGCTGCCGCTTGTGTTGCCATACGCCGCCCGAGGAGCTCACGCTCCTTGGTGGCCATGAGCTCGTGTTCTTCGACCATGCGTTGCTGATAAGCGCTTACGACCACGTCGATGAGCGCTAGCACCTCTTCTCGACTGTAGTCACCCAACGTCCGATGCATACCGATTGAGCCTACGTATTCACCTAGCGGCGCGAGGCATGACTGCATGGCCGAGAGTTCCATCTCACTGGGGTCGATCATCTCTCCCCCCGTTCTTGTCATGAGCTTGCAAAAGGCGTCCTGACAACGGCGCGAACAAAACACCCACTGGTCGTTGTATCGCGCGGGATCGGAAGGGGGCACGCTTGGGTTGAACCAGCCGTAGCCCCTGGCTTTGCGATGACAGACAGCGCATTTCACGCAACCTCCAACGCGTCATAGAGATAAGCGTCCTGGGAATCGCTCGCAGCGTGAATCAGCCGCGCAATGGCAGTGCGGTTGAACTGAAAGGCGAGTAGCGCCGAGGCCTGGTATCGCGTCAGACCGTAATCTGCGCGTAACGCCGCCGGCAGGTATTGAAGCTGCTTGGTCGTGGGCGACTCGTTGAGCCAGCGACGCGATTTATGCGCAGAGTCTTCGGATTCATGGTCATTGAGCCAATCATTCGCACGTGCCATGCAGACGGTGCGCTCGCCAACTGCTAAGAGGCACGTGCTGAGCCCTTTGCCTCCGCCAACTGCGTGCCAGCGGCCATTGAGAAAGAAGATTCCACCCCAGGCATTGAACCCCGTTGCCATCAAGGCATCGTCGCCGGCAAAGAGATCACACCACCGAAAATTCGAACGCTGGAGCAAGTCAATCTCGCTCATGATGAACTTGTCCAGAACGTCCCCTTCGGGATGCTCGGGGGTCTCCCAGACGTGATCACAAAACGGACAGTCCACTACCGCCAATGGCACGATGGCACCGCACTGTGGGCAGTCCTTGGTGGGGGCGTCGCCGTCGTGTAGGTGTCCGTCGAGATTGACCTCTTGCTCCAGCGCACCGTGCATGAGGCTTGCGGTACCAAAGTCCAGCACGATGCAGTCGGTCTTGACCACCCCCGGAAACTCCTTCGGATCGACCGTTCGCAGACCACGGCCAACCATCTGAATGAAGGTGGATTTGTATGAACTCGGGCGCAGCAGAACAACGCAGGAGGTCGGCGTGTAGTCATAGCCCTCGGTGAGTACCGCGACATTCACCACGACCTGAGCGTCTCCGCTCTCAAACGCTGCCAGACAGGCTTTGCGCTCGGTATCGGACAACTCACCATGCACCAGGACGGCATCGATGCCTGCCTGATTGAAGGCGACGCAAACATCCGAGGCGTGCGCAACCGTCGAGCAGAACACGATGGTCTTGCGATCCTGCGCTTTGGCTTTCCAGTTCTGGATCACTGACTGCGTGATCACTGTCTTGTTGAGGATGGACGCCACCTCGCTCATGTCGAAGTCGATCGCCGAGCGGCGCACCCGACTCAGGGCATCCTGTGCCCCCACGTCAATGACATAGGTTCGAGGAGGCACAAGATGGCCGCTTGCGATCATCTCGCCCAACGTGATCTGATCGGCGAGATTGCTGAACACCTCTCGCAGCCCTTTGCCATCGCCGCGATTGGGCGTGGCTGTTAGCCCGCAAATCGCCGCCTTTGGGTTTTTCAGCAGGACCTGATCAATGACCTCGCGGTAGCTGGGTGACACCGCGTGGTGCGCCTCATCGATCACCAGCAGATCCAGGGTCGGTATCTGCTCGAGATGGGAGCGCCGTGAGAGCGTCTGCACCATCGCAAACGTTGCGTTGCCGTCCCAGGACTTTTCCGTGGCATCAAAAACCGAGGTCTTGAGACCCGGGTTGACACGCTCGAACTTGGATCGGTTCTGAACGGTCAGTTCAGCTCGGTGGGCAAGGATGCAGGCTTTCGCCTCGGGTTCCTTCAGTAGGCTACCAGCCACGGCTGACAGCATGATGGTCTTGCCCGATCCGGTGGGCGCAACGGCAAGGGTGTTGCGATGTTGGCTCAGAGCCGCAAGGGTCCTCTGAACGAGCAAGGCTTGGCGGGGGCGAAGAATCATGATGAGGGCCCCTTATTGAGCCCAACTCGGGCGGCCCGGTACCGGTGCACGACCGGTGGCTTGGGCGTAGGCATTTGCCGACGGTGTGCTGGGCGCCGACTGAGCCACACCAGTCATGTACGTGGCATAGTCTTTGTGATCGGGCGTGACGGCGGACTTGATCACGCACTTGTCCTGACCGTTTTGGTCCTTGTCCCAATCGACCTTGCCGAGGAACTCGATCCCTTCGAGATCAGCGAAACTGCCGATTCGGCGTGCGTTTTGCGCAGCCGGGCAGTTGTCGCTCGGGTCGATGCCGCGGGCAGAGTTCAGAATCGCCTTGATAAGCGTGCGTCCCATGTTGGCCCACTCAGCGCCTTTCGAGCTATAGAGGCCAATGAGAGACCACATCTTGCGACGAGCGAATTGGCCCTCTAACACGACGAATTCGCAGTTCAGATACACCGAGCCAGTCGTCGCGCTGCGGGTTGCATAGCCGCCCGTCCAGCCCTGAGAAGGGTCGTCGTAGCCACCGGGTTTAATGGTCATGCGCACGCGCACCAACGTGCCCTTGGGGATGAGGTCGTAATTGGATTGCTCGGAAGCGGAATTGAAGTCGAAGTAGGTCATGATCAGGACTCCTGGGTCGAAGTGGATTCGGGGGTGGAAGCGGCGTTCGGGCGAGCGAAATCGAGTCGCTCGATGGCGGGCTTGGCGGGTCCAGCGATCTTTCGCATGAGGCGCCCAAGGTCTGGCTCCTCAATGGCGTCTAGGCGACCGCTGCGGTCTTTGGCCGGGTAGCCCCATTGGTTGAGCGTCTGACACACGAAGGCCCGATAGAGGCTGCCATCGTCAGCTTTGACCTCTGCCAGCGTGATCACCTCATCGACGATCCCAGGCAACTCGAGACCGGTCTTGGAGCCGTCGATCTGCAGCGAGAACACCCGTCGGTTGAAGTCGTCCAGTGCCTCATTCAGGATCCCGACAAACCAGACATTCTTGCGCCGGGTGTGCTGCAGGTGAGTAAGCCAGCCGATCATTTCCTGGCCCATCAGGCCGTAGGCGCCACGGCTGTCGGGCTTTCCCGTTTTCTCGGAATAGGCCTGAGGCTGGCCCTTGCACCATTGCAGGCACAAACGGCCAGCCACGGTGATCGAATCCACGAAGACCGTCTCATACTTGTTCAGCACGGCCGGATCTCCAAAGCGCTGGCACGCTGCATGAAAATGCGCTTCGCTGTAGGGCTGGTCCTCACGCAGGGCCGGGTTCGGCCCACCGATGAACACAGCGAAGTCTCGGCACTCCTGCCAGGTGCGGGGCCGGATGGTGTCCCCCTCGTAGCCCTCGACGGCCAGGTCACCGGCTTCGAGATCAAAAAAGAGCGTCGATGTGGGGGGCAGCGTCCAGAGCTGGGATGTCTTGCCGATGCCGGACTTGCCAACCAGGACGCCCTTGACGCCGCGGCGCTCGGCCATGCGTTGGTCTGCGGTGATGATTGGAAGGCTCATTTCGACACCTCCTCTTTCATGAGCGCGAGGCGATACGAGGGCTTACCGGTCTTGACCGTGCGTGCAGCCTCGAAGGCGGATTTGAGGGTTTCGGGCCAGGCGTTGAACTTCGTTTCGCTCACGCGGTAGGTGATCTCGACGTACTGCCTTGGGTCATCGCCGCTCTCGGCAATGCGGCGTGTCATGTCGGCCAGGCGGGTCTGGTCCCAGTCGACTTTTTTGGGCAGGTCTGCGGTGATGCGTACTTCATCCTCATCGAAGTGAACGACCCCGGTATCCTTGCCAGCGTCATGGCGCAAGTTGCGAGCGCGCTCGCTCCATTTGAAGTCGATGGCCTGGTCGATGTGATCGCTCAGGGCCTTGCCGGCGGCCAGCAGGTCGGTAGCGGCGCTCTTGATGCGAAACAGCCGTTCTGCTGGCTGCTGCGCCAGGGCTCCGACCGGGGTGGCCAGAACCTGTTCGGGCGTGAACGTCACATCGGCGCTCATACGGCGCCTCCGATCACTTCACGCTCCGAGGTGCTCTTGCGCAGGCTGTCGACTTCGAAAGCTTCGATGTCCTCGATCCGGTAACGGACCTGGCCCTGGAGTTTGAGGAATACGGGACCGATGCCCTCAGAGCGCCAACGCTCAAGGGTGGCTTCGCTGAGATCCCAACGATCGGCAAGCTGCCGTTGGTTGAGATGACGTACAGGTTCGGTGGGTTGCAATTGAATCTCCTTGAAGGTGAAAAGGGCCCTGGTTCGGGCGGCTTCGGAGCCGCGCTAACCAGTGCTTGCAGTTTTTCAAGGCGGATTCAGCAACCCTTTCTGCAGGTTCGGCGGGAAACTTCTGCAGTTCGGATTCGTGCGGGTCAAAAGCAAAAAACCCGGTCTCCTGAGTAAAGGAGCCGGGCTGTAGGGAGGTTTGGGTGACGTCAGCGGGTCAGAGCCAGTCCACGTCCTCGGGGTAGATGATCAGTTTGTAAACCTTGTCACCCTGAACGTAACTGACAAAGGCCTTGTAGACCGCATTGTTCCGGCCGAAATACTTCGCCGGCTGAAATGGGAACGCTTCTGAGCCGCATCGCGTTCCGATTTCGTGGCCCTCCAAGAGGTGAGCATGGGCATCCATCAGCGCAAGCAGAATCTTTTGCTGCATCCCTTCCAGTTCGTACTTCACCCCATCCACATAGGCACGCGCTTTATCACGGACATAACGCAGCGACGTGACTGGAGCCGCAACCTCTTCGGGTTGTGAGGTGACGGCCCCAAGCCTGTCGTCAAAGAAGATGAAGCGGCTCTGCGACAGACGGGAAATGGCGGCCAGGTTCTTTACGTCATAACCAGCAAGCGCAGACCCATCTGGCAGCGGCAATTTAGTGCTGGAAATGATCCTCGCAGACTGGGCTGCGTTGTCAGAACGAATCTGATCCAGCAGGTGTCTGGCTACAGCGTGGTCGTTAAGGCGCCTCGCGAAATACCAGGTCTGGGCTTTGCCACGCTTGTGCTCCTGAATGCCGAGTCGCCAGGAGATATCGTTGTCGATGACCTTGCGACCTATCGTTGGCAACTCCAGGCTGCCAGCCAGCCTTTCGACAAACCTGTTAAGGCTGACCGTGTAGGTCTGAAGCAGGTCGCGAGCAGCATCAACTTCGCCGCACTCATCGCAATACAGAAGGACCTGGTCAACGCCCACAGTGCGAATGACACGGGCAACCTCGATCCCACAGTCTGGGCAGGTGACGTAGGACAACGCTGGCCCAAGCACCAGCAACCGCTCACGAACGAGCTCGTGACCGCCACCACCTGAGACGCTGCCAAACAATGCTGACCCATTGATCGAGGGCTTGGACTGTTCGAGCAAACTGCACAATACCGCCGTGGCGTTGAGCAGCTTGACGCTCAAACGGTTGCCTCCTCAGCTTCAATTACGTTTAGCGACTGTAGGATGGCGTTGGCGATGGGCTGATTCTTTTCTGACAGATTCTTGATGGTGGACGATCCTGTCGAGTACACGTCAAAGCTAAAGCGCTTGGGTTTTTGCCCGTCTAACGCTCTAAGGTATACGAGGACACAAGCGCCATCGAGGTCGTACTCGGCCTCGAACAAATGCGTAACCATCAGCCTCTTCCTGGCGAGCTCGATTGCATCTTCCTGATTCACCTCCGGAGATGCTTCGATGCGGATTGCGATCCCGGTACTTGCACGCGGCTTGAATTGTGCGCGGCGCAGCCGAATCTTCTCGACCCCAAGCGGTGATAGGTCATCGAATGTTTCCAACCCCTCACGCAGCTCATTGAGTTTGAAGCGGGTCTTTTCAATTTCCTCGGGTTTGATTTCCCGGCCCACCACATGCTTGCCAAATAGCTGCAGC